GAATTTGTTCATTTCAACAGTCTAGCTCGTATTTTTAAAGATGTAGGTATAGGGTATACCCCTGCTGACAAATCTGCATCTGCACCGGATCTCATTTCTTTAAAAGAGATTGACTTTCTGAAAAGAAAGCCGGTGTTTAACGAGCACATTGGTATGTATATGGGAGCACTTGATGTAGGATCGATGATGAAATCCTTGCATTGTAATGCTACAGATACATTACCACCCGACATGGCAGCCGCAGTCAATTTAGACGGCTCCATTAGGGAAATGTTCAACCATGGTGAAGAACCATATGAACGTTGGCGGGCGCAAGTGCGCCAAATCGCTGATGAGCACAACATCGGACCTCTTGTTTTGAATCTTGATGTATGCTATCGGCAATACCTGGAGCGTTATAAGGCTAAATACCTTTAACGCGTCAGGCCCAGTCTCCGGATGACTTAAAAAGCGTCGTAAGTGCGAACTCCCATCGCATTGCTGCTAAAAAGGGAGAGGTGAGTTATGGATACCGTTTTACTTTTGGGGGACCAACACCCATGTGTGAAATAGGCTTGCTCACTTTAGGCCTAGTCTTATTTAGGACAGTTCTTGCCAAACAACAAGTTGGCGGTCCTCACAGTGTGACACACCTGTGAGCCAACCGTGCCGAATGTGTTAACAATTTTACCGACTATCTAAAAATCTATATGTTTATTTTATTTGAAATTTTGTATGTATGTGTTTTCCTCGTTGTTCCTGATTGGATGGACTGGTGTGTCCTTGAATCTCAATCAGACGTGGGAAATGCTTCAACCGGCAAACAAGCTATTATGCATTTCGAGGATCTTGATCCTGGTTATGCTGCTGTTATTGCCTCCGAACGTGATTCAACGTTCGATGCCGTTCAGTCTGAAGATGCCAAACTGGGAGATTTTCTTTCCCGACCAGTTCGCATCAAAGATGAACGATGGACCTCAACTGCACCTAGTGCAATTAATATGACGTTCAATCCCTGGACGTTATTTTGTGAGGACTCCGCTGTTGCTGAAAAGTTAAAATATTTCAACAATATGAGCGGAAAATTACACGTTAAGTTTATTATCAATGGAAATGCATTTCTTTATGGTAGAGTCATGGTAACCTATGAACCTTTACCATTCTTGAATGCGTTGACTTTTGGGAATCTGCTTGAGGAAGATTATGTTTTACTTTCTCAGAGACCCAAGATTTTTCTGAACCCAACCACTAATGAAGGTGGTGAAATGGAGTTGCCATTCTTTTGGGCGGAAAATTACATGGATGTAACTGAACGCGACTGGGACCGGATGGGTGAAATAACCCTGTCCTCGCTTAACCCGCTGAAACATGCGTCTGGTGAAGCACAATCCGTCACCATTACGGTGTATGCTTATATGACTGATGTCACATTAGCAACACCAACTGCTCTTCAATCGCAATGTGAACTTGTTTCTCATGCGAAGAAGACCAGCGTGACGAAGAAAGACGAATACGGAACTGGACCTATCAGTAAACCGGCCTCTGCTGTTGCTGCAGCAGCTGGCTGGATGAATGACATGCCTATTATTGGACCTTACGCACGAGCAACTCAAATGGTTGCTGGTGCTATTGGTGAGAGTGCAAAA